GGCCGCCAGCCTGCAACGAATAAGGATCTATGTCCAGCTTCAATCTTGTTGATCTCAATCTGTGCCATATTCGCTTTATGTAATTCTGTTTTAAGTTCATGGTTAAGCTTTGCTTGTAAGTCTTTATCAGGCACTAATTTGCCAACTATGTCGCTGACTGGACCTATTAGTTTATCAATCATCTTTTTTATGTAGTTTTAAAAAATACTCAGCATCTACTAATGCTAATGGTTTTGTTCTGTTTCTTTTAATTATAACCAAAGGTTCGTAATCTTTACAGTTTTCTTGCGACTGTTCGTATGCTTTCCATACATTCACAGCTTCTTGATTTTTGCACTCTATTGAATATGGGAATTGTTTGCGAGATTGCACGCCCATGATGATATCTTCACCATTAGAACCCATTGGTCTTGATTCTAAATCTTCTGGATCAAATCCTAGTAGTTCAACAAGTTTGTCTACTACCCATTGTTGCAAAGCTCTCCCTTTGGCTTTTGCAGATGATGGTTTCACTTTTTAGTTTTTTTTACTTTTTTCTTTTTAGGTGGTCTACCTACTTTAGATCCGTATGTTCCTTTACCTCTTGGCATAATTACTCCTATGTTGTATAAATAATCAAAGGTTTTTCTTTGCCCTTAACTTTTATTGGTTTCAGTAATTTTAACTCAATTTTAGATTTATTTGCAGTAGATTCACCGATCAATATATCTACACCCACTTCTTTCGTTGCTGACTCTAATCTTGCAGCTGTATTTACACAGTCACCAATAGCAGAATAATCAAACCTAGTATCACTACCCATATTACCAATAACAGCAGTTCCTGTATTTACGCCTATACCTATAGCTATAGGTTCTGATAATTCTTGTTGTAATTGTTGTATAGATGTTTTTATATCTTGCGCACATGCTATAGCTCTATCTTCATGGTTATCTAAATCTAATGGTGCTGAGAATATTGCCATAGCTGCATCACCAATAAACTTATCTACCATACCGCCGTGTGCTTGTATGCAACGCACTTGTGCAGTTAATACCTTATTCATAATTTCAGTAACTTGTTCTGGCTCTAACTTTTCACTTAAATTTGTAAAACCTCTAACATCTGTAAATAAAAATGTTGCTTCTTTTTTCTCACCACCAAGTTTTAACAAGTCAGGATTGTTTTGTAATTGTTTAACTTGTCTCGGATCAAGGTAATGTTCAAACTGTTTTTTTATCTGTTGGCGTAATTTATATTGTTTTTTGTAGCTTAAATACAAAGCAATAGTAGAAACTAGTATTTGAGAGATGAAAGTCCATGAAAAATCCAACAAAATACCTTTCTGAACGCTAAAAACCCCTGAGAAGCCTGTGGTGAAGAGCAAAATTACAGCGAGACTTATGCCCTTAGCTATACTGAGATAATTAATTACAAGCCACGTCAGCGACACAAAAATTCCTAAAATTAAAATTTCGGCTAATAAATGCCAATCAGGAATCCTTGGTGAATTTTCTATCAAGATTGACTCAGATAATGCTGCTTGAATTTTGTGTGGTTCTAATAATCCAGTTGGAGTTGCGATTTGTGGCATGATGCCTGGAGCAGTTACGCCAACAAATACAAACTTACCAGCAACATCCATTTCTTGTAAATTAGTTTGTGGTGTATCTACCCAACTGATCCACTTACGACCTAAACTGTCGGTAGCAACTGGTGGTAATCCTTTGACTCTAATTTCTTCTATACCAAGGTCATTGGTTTTTATAACGTATGTTTTTGCATCTACCAATGCTTTTAATACTTCTGTGCCAAACGCAGGTACATATCCATCTGGTGTTCTTAACAATAATGGTATTCTTCTTACTAAGTTGTCTACATCAGTTGGTGCAGTTGCAATACCTTCCTGTGCATAAGTTGTTAATATCTTTGTATTTTGTATGACACCATTTGTAGTCATACCACCTACATCATCACCAAGTATGACAGTTCCTGTTGTTGGCGGATAAACACCATTAGGATTTTCAAACATTGCTAATATAGAAGTGCCATACTTTAATGATTCTGCAAAGTATTTGTCACCACCTAAACGATCTGGTTGTGGGAATCCAATAACATAACCTACACCTATAGCACCTTTAGCAATTATCTCTGTATGTATTTCACCTAGTCTTTTTCTAGGTAACGGCCAACCACCTTCGTTAGCTATATCTTCTTCTGTAATATTTAGAATAGTAAAGTACCCAGAAGGCTGTTGCTTTGGTACTAAATAATCAAAGACTTTTAATTTTAATATTTCTGTAGGCGTTGACTGATATAACAAAGGCAATGCTAGTATTATAAGTATGATGAATAGTAGTCGTTTCATTAATCACTCTGTGTGATCTTAATTATACTACCAGTACCGCCATTTACTTTAACCACCTTTGATGCACCATCTTGTATAAAGATAACTGTATAACTAGAAGATGAATCTATGTCTACCCTTGCAGTATCATTAACACTACGCATAAGTGTTAAAACTTCACCAGTCACATACGATGTGATTTGTGTGTTTAAGTCTTGACCTAAGCTTGTACCAACTAGATTAATTGTTGTTGCATCCTGTGCTAACTGATCCTCTTCTTGTATTTCTTGTAATGCGTCTATGACATCAAGTAAATCTTCTAAGAAGTTCACATCAAGATAGTTTATATCTAGCTCTGTAAACTCTAGTTCTTGTTCTGCATCTAATAAATCTTCTTCTAAATAATCTATATCAAGATCATCAAAGTCTAATATATTTTTCTTTTTTGTTTGTATAGTTTCTTCTATAGCTTGCTCTTGTTTAGGTGGGTTTACGATAAGCATGTTATCTATTAGCTCTAGCGTTAAGTCTAGTATGACTGGCGTACTTGGTGACTTTTCATATACATCTACAGTTGTAGCTTCATAGGGTTTATTAAGCGTAACTGTACCCATAGCTGTAGTTACTAGTATTTCACCACTAGATAAACCATTGATATCAGGTAATAGTATTAATAAACTGCGACCAGTTTCATCTACAGTTACAGTGAAATCAGTACCTCTTATAGCTATATTCGCTGTAGGTGTTTTAAGATCTATATTATTTTTATCTATCTTATTTAGGCTACCTGTAATAAATCTAGCTGTGCCAAGACCAAAGGTAATAGCCATTTTAGATTTGCTGGGGTTAGGATCAAAGATATATTCGTCAATAGTAAGTTGCGAATGTTCAGTCAGTTTTACTTTAGAATCATCTAAGAATGTAATAGCCATACGACCATTAGATGTAATGGCTTCATCATTTTGTTGTATATCAAACGACTCTGTAGCTGTGTATGGCTTATCTCTTACAACCTGTGCTGAACCAGTCAGCTCAGATATATTGCCTACATCAACAGCTGGTTGTTGTTCCGCCGTCGTTTTGAACGACGCAAACAGTACCGCTAGACCCAGTAGAATTGATCTGTAGCCAATCAGCAGCAAGCGTTGATGATTGTATGATGTTAAATGTTCTACTGTTTCCTGTTTGGTCGAGATAGAAGTATCCTCCTGCATATCCACTTCCTGTAAAGTTTACTGTGTTGCTATCCCCATCTACATCAACATAGCTAGTAGCACCATCATAATTAATATCAAAATCAAAGGTATTGCTATCACCATTGATTATCCAATCTAAGTCTAAGTTTTCACTTAATGCGCTTGTACCAGTATCTAACGTAAATGTGTTAGAACTACCTGTTACATCAACATTGTAGTTTGATCCGTCAATCCCATAAGTATCTGTTGGATCTGCTTGTATAGTGAATGTATTACTATCGCCATCAAACTCAAAAAATCCTGTTATATTATTACCATAAATATCACCAAGAAATTTATTGCTGTTACCTATCTGGTTAATATCTAGTGTTAAGTTAAGGCCATCTAAATCAAGCGGCGTAAGTGTACCTGCTATAGAGTTGAGACCACCAATAATGTTAGATGAGCCTAACTGCTCTAGGTCTATGTTTGCAGTTGCGCCTGCTTGCTCTACATATATTTCGTTGTCAGCCGCGAATAGCGGTAAGACAATCGTCATCGCAATCAATTGTTTTAAATTCTTCATAATTCCAATATCCTCTATTTGTTCCTTCTTTTATAGTTTGTAAAACAGCAGTTTCTATCGCTGTTTGTAGTGCTATATTGATTGACTCGTTCCTGACTAAACCGCTCTCTACTTCTACTAGTTCGGTTGAATCACTAATAAAACGAAAGATATCTTGATCTATAGATGCACTTAATATCGTTTTAGTTACTAATACTTCTAGTAATACTTTACCCGTACTCACAGATACAGTACGTAAGGAGATGGTAACTGTATCTTGTTTGTACTGCCTAGACATTCCTATTCCAAGGTATCTAGCTCCAGCACCTCCACTCTTTACGTTACTTTCGTATGATATCACGCCACCTTGCATTATTAAACCCGCAAACATAAGTGGTTGTAATTTGGTATCTTTTTTAAACTCTTGCCTGGTGCTTCTTATGATCTGTCTTTCTTTAGTTACATGATCTAAACCAACTCGCTCTACTACTTCAAAAAAACCATTATGATTTATACCTGCATGTTTTAAGGCTCTAATTAAGTATGCGTCTGGTGCTTGTGTTACTGCTGATGAGAAAGTTGCGTAAGTGCTGTTGCTTCTTCTTTGACCAGTTTGATCTGTAAATGATCCTGCGTAGATAGCTACTACTGGTTTGGCTTTATTGTTTGCTTTTATGTTAGCAAGCTCAGGTACAAGTAATGAACCTATTTCTGGCTTTTCTATTTTTTGTAATGGTGGTAGGTTGTTTTCTAACGGATCTATTATTATTGCGCAACTAGAAAGTAAAGTTGCCAATAGGCAAAGATATAGTCGTTGTATCACCATTTGCATCTGTTATTGTTAAAGTTATTATTCCGTCTATAACATTATACTCTATAGTATTGCCTTCTAACTCTAAAATACCACTAGTGCTTGCAGTTTCACCAAACAGGTTCTCTACTAATTGTCTTGATAGCTGTGCATAGATTCTTGATTCTAAGTTTCTTATAAACCTTGCTAGTGTAGTATTTTCTTTGTCTCTTTCTATTTCATCTTGCAACGCTTTTATCTCTGCTTTTAACGTCATCTTTCTAGTGTGCATTTGGTTTTCTATAGTTAGATAATGTGCAGATGTGCCAACACCAGAGAACGATGGTGACTTAAATTTATGTACCATTTCATCTGCTGATACAGATAAACATAATACTAATAAACTAATCTTTCCTTTTGTCATTTCTTTTTGCTTTAGCTATTTTGTTAGTGTCTATTAACTGTGGAACTCCTAACATAGTTTTAATCATAGTGTCTTGTCTGATAATTTCATTATCTAGTGATCTAACTCTATCTATCAATGCTACTAAAATACCATGTTGTGTGTCTAGTTTTGTGCCTAGTCTTTCTTCCATGGCTGTGAGTGATGTATTAACTTTTTCATCTACAGTATCTAATTTAGTTTCCATACCATCTATGATTCTGTTAATTAGTTTCCAAACAAACATACCTAGACCTATGGCCGCAGCTATAGGAAAACCTAATTCGGTTATCAAGGTAACGATGTCGTTCATTTAGATTGTGTTAGTTTATCTTCTGTTTTTTGGAATGATCGTTCTAAAAATTTATCTATAAGGTAACTTATAAACTTCACTTTCTTTTCTTAGCTGTTTTCTTTGCTTTCTTAAAAGCCTTAGCTGTAGGTGCGCCTTTAGTTCCAGGCTTTCTCATCTTCTCATTAGAACCAGCTTTAATTCTTTTTCTTTTAGCGTGTATATTTGCGTATAGTCCTCTTGGCATATTATCTCCTTATTTTCTTCTTGATTTAGCTCCAGAACATTTCCATCTTTTTCTTGATAGGTTGTTAGGAGTGTTGGGGTTGTTTTGTTTTTTCTTAGATAATCTTTTCTTTATACCTAGACTTCTAGCGCAATATGAATCGCCTTTAGATGTTCCTGGCTTAACCCTTGGTCCACCGCCTTTAGCTTTGCCTGCTTGTCCGTAACTTACTTTTTTACCAGACTTGGTAATCTTTACTTTTGCTTTGCCTTTTCTTGGTGCTACCATTATTTCTTCTTCCTAGGTCTGCCTCTTTTTTTAATGATTGGTTTAGGTTCTAGTAAGTTATCTAACCAACCTGCAACTTTGTTATAGGCATATTTAATCCAGCCTACAATCTTTAGGGTGATCTTTTTAATCCATTCCCATGCTATTTTTAAGTATTTCATTAATGTACCATCCTTTCTTCGTAATAAATTATTTCAGAATCTTGTGTTACTTGTCCACCTGACATTACAGACATAATCTGCATTGCGTGATTTCTGTCCTTCGCTCTAATTTCTTTACCAACATAAACCATGTCATCCACAATTACTTCAATATCAAATATTTTGTGGTGGGACATTGTTTGTAAATAATCCTTGAGCTTGAGCTTTTGCATTTTGTCTTATTCCTTCTCTGTCTCTTTCCATTACTGCGTTGATTTCTGCGATATTAATTTGTGCGCCGTACTTAGCTTGTAGCTCTAGCGCTTTGACTCTAAGTTGTGCCTCTTCAATATCTCTTTGTCTGTCGTCATCCATGATGATTTTCATTCTATCGGTTTCAGCATCGATCATTGCCTTTTGTGCGCTGACCTGTGCCTTCATTGCTTCAGCTTGTGCAAGCATTTCAGCTGCATCTGGCTTTTGTTGCTCAGGCGCTTGCGGAGGCATCGGCGGAACTTCTGTATTGATAAAGCTTTGCGCGTCTTGGAAACCAGCCATCTCTATCATTCTAGTCAAAGTATTAGCGTATTGTTGCATTGACACTAGAGGATTCTGTGGTCCTAGCGTTGCCATGATTTGTTCTTGTTTTTGCGATAATTGTGCTAACACTTGGAACTTTTCTTCGTCAGATGACTTAGATATAGCTACATTTACCACTAAATCCTTGTCATTATCCCAATATCTTGGGTCTACAGGGATAAATTTACCATTCAATCTAAACACATCTTGCGCGTTTTGGTGCTTGATTACCAAGCTATTTACTGTTTTAAACATGGTTTTTAAGCCACCTTCAGCAAAATGTCTGCAAATAAGTTCTACTCTACCTTGTGCGCCACTCATAGTAGCTGATACAGCTGTTGAGGTGCTGGATTGTAGAGCGTCTGCGTTTAAGCCAGCTGATGCTTTGGATACGCCAGTTCTGTTTTCTTTAGCTTCGTCCAAATATCCTAGTACTGGGAACGCTTCTTTACCCACAAACGGCACAGCAAATGGTTGTACCATTCCTGGCGCACGCATCCTAATAGGTTGCCCTATGTCGGTGTTTAGTACATCGTCTATATTTACTTGTCCTTCAACAATACCCATGCGTGGGAAGATTGAATGACCGAGTGAATCTAAAGTGTCACGCATAATTTGTGACTTAGCTGATTGTATTGGTTTAAGATAATCAGCAGGACATGAACCTATAGCTGTGTGCGGTTCTGGATCAGGGCAGAACATACATATTGGTAGCTCATCCCATTGCTCTACGTTTAATATTTCTAAGCCGTTGCCTGCGGTGCAAACTCTGATACGTTCATCAATACCATCGCCATCAAAGTCATAAAACAAGTAATGTTCTATGTATAACACATCTTTACCGCCAGCATCGTTTCTATCTGGGTAGACCATATTGTCAAATGGGTTTCTAGCTTCTTGTTCTTCGTAGCTTTCAGGATCTAACGCACTACCGCCGTAGCCTGCGTATTGTTCTATTTCTTCTTGATCGTAACCCATTGCCACTAAATCAGATACAGATTTAATCATGCGGTGCGCAACGTAAGATGCAGATTCTATATCGCGTGCGTGTCTTGATATTAAAACTTCTTCAGGCGGTATAGATTCTATGCAAACTTGGTCTTTTGGTTTTAATCTTCTAATGGTTAGGTCGTAACTAGCAGGCACTTCTTGGGTGACTTCTTGTTGGCTGATAGGATCAAAAGTTATTATCGTCTCGTTGGTTACTGACTCTTTTACTATCTCAACATTTTTATCTAGTATTAACGCTTGGTAGGATTGCGGATCTAAGTTAGTGTATTCGTGCGTGGTAGCAGTTACTGAATCATCCCAAAACACTTTGACAAAACCAGTCTTTCTAACAAGTGCATCTTTGAATACATCATACAGCACTTGGAAGCCTGGGTTCTTTTGCTGAATAATATAATTAATATAATCAGTTTGCTGTTCGGCTAGTTGGATATCTTCTGGTCCTTTGGGTACAAACTCAACAATCTTCTTAGTACCAAAGAAAGTACGCATGATAGACGGCAACATAAATAAAATGCTTTCTCTAACATCTGTAGATACAAATTCTGACTGTAGTGAGCTAGTGCCTTCTGGCTCGTTACCAAGATAGTATTCTGTGGATTCAGCTCTTTCCGCGCCGACTTGGTGTATAAAATCTTTAGCGTCATCCATCTCGGATTTAATCACGCCGACTAAATCAATAGACTTACTTTCTTCTTCTGAGATAGCCTTGATTTCTTCTTCTTTGTATTGCTTTGCCATAAATTACCCTACTCTGATTATTCTAGATTTTAGTGGTTGTCTGAAATTATAACCTAAAAAGCTAGTGCTTCCACCAAAACTTGCAGCAGAGGATGCCATAGTCAAAGCAAGTGCATCTGCTTTGTCTGGTGATTTAATCCCGCGCTTGCGCATTTCGTCTTTTGATTCTATCTTTATTTTGCCAGTAGAGGTATATTTATACAATGGCGCAGCCAATTCAGCGACAAGATCATCATCACTAGGCAGCCTGCAATCACGCTGCGCCAGCCAATCCTTAATCGCAAACCATAACTCCGCGCGTAGGTTTAAATAATTCTTTTTAGTCGCGGGAGCTTCTGCAACATTAATCCCGCGTACTGGTAAGTTCTGCTCGGCGAGCCTGTCCACCACGCCTGCGCCCAAGCCGATGACATCTACCAATATTTCTTGTGGTTTTTCTATCGCAGTAGATTCATCGTACATATTCTTAATCACACCGCATAACTGCATCAGATCCATAGACTTAAATGACTTGATACTCATCACATGATTACCTTGTCTAACACATAGCGCGGAGTTGTCACCGCCGAAACGTGCGACATCTAATCCCCATATAATCGGCGCGTTAGCTGTAAGTGATACATCCCTATCGATAGCAGCTTTGACTAAGCTCATTGGTATGACTGTATCGTCATCCGCCGATGGAAACTCGCCCATCACCTCCACGCGCGCGACTGTGGAATCTTCGCCGTACTGCTCAATCATCGTTTGAAAGAGCTTTTGGTCTGTGCCTTCGACTGTGCGCGAGTCTATTTGTTCGTTTTTCCAAAAGGATTGTTTAGAGTTAAAGCTATCGTAGAATGGCCCTGTGTTTCGGCGCGGGTTGGAAAAAGTAAACCAGTACCTATCGCGCGTGGGTTCGGAGAAGAACCCTTCGCTGACGGAGTAGATGGGCGCGGGAATACCCGATGCTTCATCCATAATCAAACATACGCCGTATGATGAGTGGATACCTGCAAACGCATCTGGGTTTTCCTCGCTCCATAACTGCGCTTGCGCGTAGTAATAACCAGTATCTATCTTGAGGTCATTAATTAGCGCATCTTCAAACCATTGTGCGGGTTTTATCGTGGTAGCTGTTTTGGTGAACCAATGTGAGTTGATAGCGAGCGTGAGCCATTTACCTAGCTCCGCCCATGTTCTTGATCTGAGCTGTTGTTCGGTGTTAGCGGTAACAATAATGGTTGACCCCAGGCGCGTGGAGAGCATCCATAGAATGATCCATGCGACTAGTGCAGATTTACCAATACCACGACCAGAGGCTACGGCTAGTCTAAACATCTCTGGTAAATCTAATACATTGTTTCGCTCAATGTGTATTGCCATTTCTCGCAAAATTTTTTCTTGCCACTTTCTTGGTCCTTTAAACTCTTCAAGGGGGGTGTCTTTCTGTCCCCATGGGAATACATACTTAACAAAGTTTACTGGGTTGTCTTTGATTGGTCCTGACCATAGTTCGGTCATCAATTCCTTTTCTAGTTTTACGCCGTATTTCATATTAAAAAAAAATTAAAAAATTTTAGTTGAGTAGTTCCATTTTTTTCCCCCCCGCAATACAAACGAAGGGGGGGTCAAATGCGAATTATCGAGAGCTTGCATTAGTTAAAAAGGGAGCTTTAAAAAACTAAGCCCGCATCTAACCCCTTTGTTATTCATCCACACCCTCGCTAGCGCTCGCTGTCGGCGCTTGCGTGCGCTTGGGTAGCGAGGTCGGGCGATGGTCTATGATCCTAGAGCGCGCGCTGGTGAGAACATTCTTAAGATCTAAATTGTAATTTACTTCCTGGCGGTCCGCCCAGTTATCTGGGTCGCGGTTTTTGAGAAAGAAAATGGCTGAAGTTTCTTTGCCATCCATCGCGTTTTCAAAAACTTTATTTGCTACCAGTTGCACCGCTTTGTATCTTCCTTTTTTTATAGCGTGCGCGAATTGCTCATTACGTTTCTTTTCTCTGGTAATTGTTGAGATGTTTACATTAAGTAAAGTAGCTATTTGGCTTTCATTTAAGCCATCTCCAGCCCATGCGCTAATCTGTTTATAGTCTTCTTCTGTAAGACTTGCTAACTTTCTTTTTCTACCTGGTTTTCCCTTTTCCATGCTTTATTTTAGGTTATTTTGCACATTTTAGGTAATAAATTGCACATTTTTACATATATATTGTTGCATATTGGGTGAATATATGCATAATGAGTATTGTAAGGTAATTAAATCTTACATACTTTGGAGAAGTAATTATGAAAAACTTAATTAATAAACTACTAAATAGAACTACCAAACAAAAAGCTTGGCATGGTTCATATCTAATAAACCATTTCTTAAA